ATGAACGATGCTACCAACGTGATGATGGACGCAATGGCAACTGCCTTGTACAACAACACCACCAACACCCAACAGTTCATCGGACTGCCTGGTGCTGTGGATGACGGCACAACCCTGCAAACCTACGGCAACATCAACCGTCCGACCTACACCTGGTGGAAGTCGAAGCAGTACGCTGCTGGCTCGGTTAACCCCACTCGTCAGAACATCCTGCAATACATCTCTGGTACTGTGAAAAACGGCGCTGAGATGCCTAGCTTTGGTGTTTGCGGCTTTGGTACTTGGACGCTGCTGGCTCAAGACTTTGTTGGTCAAGAGCAATATGTCATCACCCCAGGATCTGGGTTTGATGCAGACAATAACGGTCCACAGGCTGCGTTCCGTGCACTGATGGTTGCTGGTGTGCCGATCTATCCAGATCCGTACTGCCCAGAAGGCATCGTCTACTTCGTTAACACGAACTACCTGAACCTGTACATTCATGAGCAGGGTTCGTTTGTGTTTACTGGGTTTGAGTCCACTCTGCCTAACTGGCAGATTGGTTACGTCGGCGCCGTGCTGATGATTGCTGAGTTGATTAGTACCAAACCGAAGTCCATGACTCGGGTGGGTTCTTACAACTCGCTGACCTTGTAAGGAGAGAAACATGGCTCTCGGCTTAAACAAGATCCTGATTGCCGGTGCGAACAGCAACACGGCTGGTGCATACTTCACCACTCAGACTCTCATCGCTCCTGCAAGCGTCGCTGGCAACGTAGTTCCTGCTGGCGTATATCTGATGTTCCCCACACTGAACAGCCAGATCTACGCTAACAACGGAACCGCGCTTGTCCTGCTTACGCCTGCAAACACTGGTGGCGTCCTGATTAGTGACGGTGTTAACGTAGTTGCCAACTCGACAACCACTGCTAACACGATCACTTTCTTGACCGTTAACGGCGGTCAGAACGTTAGCTCCACGTTTACTAGCTAAGGAGTAGACATGGCTAACGCAGATGCAGTCGGACAAAATACACCAGACTCGTTTGGTAACTTTGCTATTGGTGGAGTTACCGGAGCGTCTTTGGCAACGGCTGGCAATGCTGTAGTGGCTATTCCTTTCCTGAAAGGTGGGCTTACCAATAGTGGTAATCTCACCGGATCGGGACAGGTGATCATTCGTCGGGTTACGGTACAGAACCCCAACGCAAGTGTTTCGTTGGCTAACGTGGGCATCACGACTAGCAATGACGGAAACACGAGCAATGCGGTTGTTGCAGTAGTTTCGTTGGCAAACCTAACTGCTGTTAACAAGTTCCAAGACCTCGCGGTTGCCAGCCCCTTCGCATTGACTACTACCGTCAATGGAGCGAATACCTCGGCCCTGTTTCTGAATGTCTCTAACGCCGCTGCTGGGTTGGTTGACATTCGTATTTACGGTGACGTGGTTTCGTTCTAATGGAAGTCTATGTAACCAACTGTAGTGACACCGATTTGGCTGATCGTCATGCCGGTGTTGACTACAAGTTCAAGAAAGGTGTGCCTACATCAGTCCCAATTGAGGCTGCTAGGCACATCTTTGGTTACCAGGATAGTGACAAGCTCCCATATGCAGTCCGTCTGGGTTTTGCAACCCACTCGTCGGATCTGGAAGCAGGACTTGAACGGTTGGCTATGTTCCGCATCGGCCAACATTCAGCGCAGGACCGCATTCCCTCGGCGGTAGGCGTAGTACCCCTACCCGTCAAAAAAGTAGGGGTAGGGGGAAAAGTCTCCTGAGGGTTACAATAGGCAACTATGGCAACCCTAAATTCGTATATCACAGACGTTCGCAGGCTTCTACACGATGCCAATGGGAACTTCTGGTCTAACGATGAGATTACGGATTACGTCAATGATGGGCGTGAAAGGGTAGTACGAGACACTGGTTGCCTGCGTACCCTGCAAATTTCTGCTACACCACTCGCACCAGACGGCACAGCCGCAACAATCTGGTCTGCTGGACTTGTTGTCACCGCAGGACAGTACATATTTTCAAATATATTTATCTACCAAGTCACAGTAGGTGGAACGCTGGGGACTACATCCCCTCCGTACCCCGCTTCCGGGACTAATTTCCCCCCGTCAACGGCTTTTACTAACGGCACAGCCAGTTTGCTGTACGTTCAGAATGCAGAAGTCATCCCGTTTTCGTCGTTACCTAATGGTTCGCAGACTTTGGATGTACTCAACCTGACGATCTACTGGGGGAATTCTAGGATTCCTCTGCGTTACCTTCCCTGGACGAACTTCAACGCCCAGTTGCGTTACTGGCAAAACTACGTTGGACGGCCCGTGTGCTTCTCAACGTATGGTCAATCGCAAATTTACATCTCACCTATCCCTGACCAGTCCTATAGCATGGAAGTGGATACGGTTATCCTGCCTTCTCCGCTGGTTTTGACCAATCCTACGTTGGTTGATGCCATCAACGACCCGTACACGGTTCCTGTGGCGTTCTACGCGGCCTACAAAGCCAAGTACAAGGAACAAAGCTACGGAGAATCTGAGATTTTCCTCCAACAGTACAACCGTCAAGTGCAGAGCGTGTTGAATTCAGTTTTCACACGCAGGATTCCGGACCCATATAGCAGTCCTTACTAACATGGCATCCCAAGAACAGAAAAAGACTTACACTGTTCTGAAGACGTTCGGGGGCATCAACACAAAAGCCAACCGGACAGCCATCAAGGACAGTGAATTCTCGTGGTTGGAAAACGCCATGCCTATTGGCGACTCCAACATCAAGATTGTTCCTGCTCAGAGCGTTGTTACGGACAGCACAGGCAATGTTGTCGCATTTGCCAACACAACATCTTATCTAACGTCTACAAATATCAATGTATCTGACTACATAGTCAGTTTTCAAATAGACGGTCGAGCCCAAGCGTTCAATTTGACTAGCAATGTGACTAGTAACGTAGCCGTTGCAGGCACATTTAGCAATGCCAACGTCAGTTCGGCACAGTGGAAGAACGAAAGACTGATCATTGCAGACACAGACAAGGGATTGTCGAGCTGGAACGGCGCCAACGTAGTTTCTATTGGATCTGTTGGCCTGATAGCGGTATCCAACCCCGGTTCTGGCTACACATCTGCGCCAAACGTAGTAATAAGTGCGCCAAATGATGCCAATGGCGTCCAAGCAGTAGCCACTGCGACAATCGTCACCGGATCTGGTGGCATCAGGTCGGTTTTTGTAACTTCTGGTGGCTCTGGATACACGGCTGTACCGGATGTGACCATCGGCGCACCCAACATCACGGGTGGAACCCAGGCTACGGCAGTCGCAAGCATCAGCGCAGGCGCTGTTGTTTCTATCGGAGTTGTAGAAGCAGGGTCTGGATACACATCTGTTCCTGCTGTCACTTTCTCCAGCGGGTCTGCTACTGCCAACGCAGTCATTTCTACGGGTGGCGTAAGCAGCGTATCTCTGACAAACGCAGGTAGCGGATATACATCATCTCCCACCATCACTTTCTCAGGTGGTGGAGGGTCTGGCGCTAATGCCATAGCCCAGATCGTCACATTCAGAACTGGAACAGTCAGCATCCTCCTCAACAACGGTGGTTCTGGCTATACGTCAGCGCCAACGGTGGCAATTGGAGATGCCAATACCACTTCAGCTACTGCTACAGCAATTGTTCTGGGTAATACTGTCTCGCAGATTGTGATGACAAACCCAGGTGCTGGATACACCACTGCCAATGTCACTCTTTCCGGTGGTGGGTTTACAACTGCCGCCAATGTCACGGCAGTTGTAAACACTGATCAAGTGGTTTCTGTAGCCACATTCTCTGGCAGAACCTGGGTGGCCGCTGGGCGCACCGTTTACTACTCTGCCGCAGATTCCTACAGTGATTTCACCAGCGTATCTGCTGGATCTCTCACGATCTCAGACTCGACACTGCACGGCAACATTCGTGCCCTGCTCTCGGCCAATAATTTCTTGTACATCTTTGGTGAGACAAGCATTAACGTCTTCTCTGACGTTCGCGTTGACACCAACGGTCAAACTTTATTTACAAACACCAACGTCTCTGCAAGCGTAGGGACCAAGCGTATCTACGCTATCTACCCGTTCTTCAGAGCTGTGCTGTTCATGAACGACTATGGGATCTATTCCTTGGTCGGTTCTACCACCAGCAAGTTGTCAGACCCTCTTGACGGGATATTCCAACTCATAGACTTTGCCTCGCCTATCAGCGGGGGGCAAGTCTTACTGAACAACATACTATGCGCGGCATTCTCCTTCACTTACAACGACCCGGTAAATGGAGCGAGAAAGGTCCAAGCCGTGTTCTTCGAGAAGAAGTGGTTTCTAACCTCCCAAGGAGCGTTGGACTACATCACTTCCGTCCCTACAGCGGGGGTCATTCGCCTCTATGGGACCGCAGGCTCAAGCCTCTACCGTCTCTATGCTAATTCCACAGTTGGGATAGCAACTACAATCCAGACTGCTCTGATGCCTATGGGTGATCCCATACGAACCAAGCAGGCATTGAAGTTTGGGATAGAAGCACAGTTGCAAGCAGCATCTACGCTCCTCATTAGCGTGGACAACGAACAAGGAACTGGATCGACTGGTGCTTACACCATAGACAATTCCGTTGTTTGGCTAAACAATTATCAAGTCCCGGTCACTTGGCAAAACAATAGTTTGCAAACTGTTGGTTGGGAAACGTCTTACGGATATGCTCTGTACAAGTCAGATGCCCAGCAATACGGCAAGTATCTGGGCCTGACCATCAACAGTAACAGTGCTGGATATACAGTAAATACTTTCGAGTTTGAACACGAATTGAGGGTGAGGTTCTAATGACTGTCCCATACGCATTTGCCAATCTAAGCGGGAACATCGCTCTCGCAAAGCTAGACAGCAACTTCAACACGCCGATCACTATCGGCAATACGTCTGTCTTGCTGGGCAACACAGTCACTACGCTTAATAACCTGACTCTTGCTAATGTCACGATTACAAGCGGGACAGGAGCGAATATTAGTCTGACCAGTCCTCTTGCTGTTTCTTCTGGCGGGACTGGGATTGCAAACTTGACTGTTAACAATGTGTTGATAGGAAATGGGACTAACGCAATAACTTCTGTTGCACCAGGAACGACAGGAAATGTTCTTACCAGCATTGGTGGCGTTTGGGTTAGCAATGTTGCGGTAACTAGTGCAGCAGCCGGGGCAAACACTCAGGTTCAGTACAACAGTGCAAATTTGTTGGCAGGATCTGCGAACCTGACGTTTGACGGCACTAATCTCGGGTTGGCTGGCGGCACAGCAAACGGTGTTGCCTATCTCAACGGCTCCAAAGTGCTGACCACTGGGAGTGCGCTGACGTTCGACTCCTCCGGCAACCTTGGTCTGGGAGTTACGCCGAGTGCTTGGCAGTCTGATAGCAAAGCATTGGACATTGGTGCGTACACCAGCGTATCAAATGTCCTTGGATATCAGGCAGTCATTGCCAACAACGCATACTACAACTCAGGCTACCGGTACCGCACCAGTGGCTATGTTGCTTCTGCTTTTGTCCAAGCTAGTGGCGCGTTTCAATGGTTCCAAACATCCACCTCCGGCACAGCAGGTAACGCCATTACCTTCACACAGGCGATGACGCTGGATGCGTCGGGCAACCTGATCGTTGGAAATACCTCTGCAAGTAACGTTGGAGCGACCGGAGGCGTTGTTGATGTCCCAAATTCTGGAGCATCATATAATTTGATAGGACATACATCAGGCACTGCCAGTGGGTCTGCTTATCAATATTTTTATTACAATAGTAACAACATTGGCTCAATTACCCAATCAGGTACAACAGCAGTTCTCTTCAACGTCACATCTGACCAGCGACTGAAAGAAAACATTGTTAATGCGCCTGAGTTTGGTAGCGTTATTGATTCCATCAAGGTTCGTAGTTTTGACTGGAAAACGGATAACACACATCAACGCGCTGGCTTTGTTGCCCAAGAACTTGTGACCGTTGCTCCTGAAGCAGTGCATCAACCCGCAGACCCAGACGAAATGATGGCTGTGGACTACTCCAAACTGGTCCCAATGCTAGTCAAAGAAATCCAATCTCTCCGTATCCGTATCGCTCAACTGGAGGCCCAATAATGGCAACTACTTTCACATGGACCGTGACTCAGCTCAACTGCTACCCACAAGCCGAAGGGCAGACTGACGTAGTATTCACCGTTCACTGGCAACTGACCGGCACAGACGGAACCTACACGGGCAGCGTCTACTCAACCTGCTCCGTCCCTGCGCCAACGGGTACATTCATACCCTACGCCGATCTGACTCAAGACATTGTTCTTGGTTGGATCTGGGCCAACGGTGTAGACAAAGCATCTGCCGAGGCCGCTGTTGCACAGCAGATCGCCAATCAGGTTAACCCCCCTGTCGTTTCACCACCGTTGCCTTGGAATAGTTAAAAATGGGAATTCAAGCCTTTACCCCTATGGGGAATACGATAACCTTCACGGCTACCGCTAGTTCTCCAACCACTTCCGTGCAAGCTGCGTCTACAACCCTTGGCGGGAACCAGTACAGGATCATCAACAGCGGCAACGTGACGGTGTTTATGGGGTACGGGCAGGCTAACGCAAGTGCGATAGCAAACGCAGTTGTCGTTACTTCCACTCAGTCCTCGATCCCGCTACTGTCAGGTACAGACGAGATCTTGACGTTTACCCCTAACGCTTACTTTGCTGGTATAACTAGCAGTGGTAACGCTGTGATATACATCACACCAGGAGATGGGGTCTAACATGGTTCTGAAGACTGTTTCTACTCTTGGTGGTGGTGGTGGCGGCGGGGGAGGGGGTGGTACTCCTGGGGGCGCTAACACTCAAATCCAGTTTAACAACGCTGGAGCTTTTGGTGGTTCTGCTAACCTTACTTGGGACGGTGCCAACGTACAGGTAGGGTCTAGCGGCTTAGTCAAATTCTCTAACGGCGTTACCAACTACGTTGCTTTCAAAGCACCGACTCTTATTTCATCTAATGTAACGTGGACATTGCCAGCCACAGACGGGACTGCTGGTCAAGTTTTGAGCACTAACGGCTCTGGTGTTTTGTCGTGGGTGACGGCTTCCTCCACACCAACAGCACCGACTTCCGTTAATTATTTAGTCGTCGCAGGTGGCGGCGGCGGTGCGAATTTATCTGGTGGTGGTGGAGCAGGTGGTTATTTAACTGGCTCTACTTCCGTAACCCAATCTACCCCATATTCGATAACAGTAGGGGCTGGTGGATCTGGCGGAACAGCTTCAGGCACAGTACCTGTTAATGGTTCAAACGGATCAACTTCCTCTGCTTTTGGTTTTACTTCAACTGGCGGGGGAGCAGGTGGCGCTCAATCAAATGGCGCAACTGGGGGTTCAGGCGGAGGCGGAGGTGACTGGGCGGCTGGAGGATATACAGGCGGCGCTGCGACTAGTGGTCAAGGTTTTGCTGGAGGTAATGGCGCTGGTAATGATTCTGGTGGTGGTGGCGGTGGAGGCGCTGGCGCAGTCGGTCAGAATGGTACAAGTTCCCAAGCGGGCAATGGAGGCGTCGGATTAAACTGGCAATCTCTTGGGACATTCTATGCAGGCGGAGGCGGTGCTGGTCGTTGGCTGGGAAATTTCCCAGGCTGTGCAGCTAGCGCAGGTGGAAATGGAGGCGGGGGCGCTGGAGGCCCAACTGCTGGATCAAACGGAATTGCTGGAACTGCAAATACCGGCGGCGGCGGCGGAGGTGGGACCCGCAGCACAGGTGTTCAAGTTGTTGGAGGCGGAACTGGTGGATCTGGCGTTGTAATCATTAGCTATGCAAACACTTTCGCTGACGCAACATCGACAACAGGATCTCCAACTTTCGTTAATTCTGGTGGATACAAATATTACACATTCACCGGAAGCGGTTCAATTACCTGGTAATCAAAATGGCACATTTTGCAAAACTTGATGAAAACAATGTTGTAACTGAGGTTCACGTTGTTAACAATATTGAATTGCTCTCTGCTGACGGTTCAGAATCAGAATTTATGGGAACGGCATTTTTAATTCGTTGGTCTGGCGGATACACAAACTGGAAGCAAACCAGTTACAACGGCAAGATTCGAAAAAATTACGCTGGCATCGGGTATACATACGACTCTGCCCGTGATGCGTTTATTCCTCCGCAGCCGTACGCATCCTGGGTTCTAAACGAAGAAACCTGCCAATGGGATGCTCCTGTTGCGATGCCTACTGATGGTCAGCGTTACTACTGGGACGAGGCCACTACTTTATGGGTGGTAAATGAGTGACACTACTGAAACCAAACTAGCCGTGCACGAAGCAGTCTGTGCAAGTAGATATGCTTCCATCCAAGAGTCTCTTGACCGTGGAAGAGACCGGATGCGGAACATCGAATGGTTGCTCTACATTGTTATCGCGGCGGTGTTGTTTGGTCCAGGTGTGGCGGCAGAGTTTTTCAAGAAGTTGTTTGGTCTGTAATGGAAATAGTTGAACTTTTCTTGAAAGCATGGCCTATTCTGCTGGGTCTGGTGACGATCATAATTGTGTTGTCAAAGTTAGACTTGAGAGTTGCTGTGCTTGAGGAAAAGGTTAAATCCGCGTTTGAAATCATCAACAAGATGAGAGACAAACAATGAATATGGACGACCTTTCTTACGTTGAGTTTGGAGACGTAGACGGTCTGGGGATGATGCTGTTTGAAAACGGTATACAACACAAGTTGTTTTACGAGCAATTGGCTGACAAGGGAATCCTGATACCTCAGTATCCACTGATAGATGCAGATCCAGATAATTTAGATGACTGGTTGTTTGTGCACAACCAAGAACACGAAAGACTGGCAAGTCAACTGAATCTAGACAATCCTTTTCAGTTGATCAACGCAGACTGGCAAGTGGAAGATGACTTCTATGATTGGATAGGGGTACATTTGAGCATTCATGAACAGATTGTCAAAGTATTAGGATTGTAATGGACCCACAACTGGAACAAGCACAGGCCGCAACCCAGCAGTTCATGCAGCAATATGGGCTGGATGCCAGGACTATGGCGTCTATAGGGCAGATGGCACAGGAGGCTATACGGGATCAAAGCCTGTATGCGCTCCTGCGTGAGCAGTTGTTGGGCGCACAGATCCTCACAGAGAAAGAACTACCAGAACAGGTTAATTACATGACCTTGGCTGCTCTTGCGTCTATGGGCGCTATTGCAGGGGGTGCGTAATGGCTTACGATGCAGACGGTAACTTTTACAACCCGTATTCACCGGGAACGTATGATTACGAGTACGAAGAAAGTCAGCGTTCTCAACCTGTAGTAGAACTCACCCCAGAACAACAAGCTCAAGAGATAGCGTCTTACCAACAATATCAGAACTTTTTAGCGGCAAATCCAGAGTATGTTGCCAATGCTCAGGCAATTTCTCAAAGATATATCCAAGAATCAGGTGGTTCTGACAAATGGCTAAACGGTGTTTTGACTACTGCGATTGCGGTTGCTTCACTAGCAATTCCAGGAATTGGCGCTGAAATTGGGTCTGCAATTCTTGGAAGTTCTGCCACAGCAGTTGGAGCAGCCGTAGGACTTACTGCTATTGAAGTGAGTACGGCAGTCGGCGCGGCCACAATATCTGCTGCAACCACTGCTGCTTCTGGTGGAACCGTAGAAGATGTAATCAGATCTGCCGCTGGTGCTGGCGTTGCATCTGGACTCAATTTCGGTATGGGTGGAGGTGTTTCCGGTGCGGTAGCAGGATCTACTGCTGGAACTATCATCAGAGGTGGTGATGCCAGTCAAGTAGTCACTAACGCTTTTGCTGCCGGTGTTGGGGCTGGCGTGCAAGGCGTGATGACTGAGAATCCAGACGCTGGAAAGATCATTGGTACTGCTGCCAGGACGTACATAGCAACGGGTGGTCAACTTGATCAGACGTTGTTGAATACAGCAGCCGCTGCTATAGGTACTCTTGACCAGCCTGCCAAGACAGCAGAGCAGTTAAAAGCAGCATCACCTCCACCCACTGACGCTGCTGCACAAGAAGCTGCCGCGCAAGACACTGCTGCCAAACAAATTGAAGCAGTAACTCAGCAAGATGCTGCAAGGCAACAAGAACTTGCTGATTACCAAGAAAAGTTAAATCAGTACAATCTAGACGAAGCAAGAAAACAAGCAGAATATCAAGAGAAGATAGATCAATACGCTAAAGAAAAAGCAGCGTACGAAGCTAAATACGGTCCTGTTGAAACTCCCGCCCCTGCTCCTGCTCCTGTTGCTGAACCTGTTCCTGCGCCTGTTGCTGTTGCACCTCCTGCTCCCGCGCCAGAACCTGCACCTACTCCAGCAGCAACAGAACTACCGGGAGTGGAAGTTTATCCTCCACCTGCTCCTCCTGCTCCTCCTGTTTCACCAGAAGTCACTGGTCTTGATCTAGTCAAGAAAGTTGCAGAACAGCCATCTCCAACGGTTGACCCAAAAACACTGGAACAAGTTATTGTTCAAGGTCAAAAAGAAACAGCAAATGCGGCTCCTGTTGTTACTGATATTACAGAATCTAGACCAGACACTACCCGTGGTTTGCCTGCACCAACGGCTCAACTTGATCCTGTTACGATTATTGGCAAGCGAGAAGAGGAAGTCGCGCCTACGGTGACTGACGTAGACGTTATGAAACAGGTTGCTGCCGAACAACCTGCAACAGCATTACCACCCGTAACTGTAACTGCAAAGCCAGAAGAGCAAGTTGCTCCTACTGTTACTGATGTTCCTGAAATACGTCCAGACACAACGGCTGGATTACCAACGCCAGCTACTGAACTCCCTCCCGTTACAGTAACTGCAAAGCGTGAAGAAGAACTCGCGCCTGTTGTTACTGATATCCCAGAGGTGCGGCCAGACACGACTCGTGGTTTACCGGCTCCAACCGCTGAACTTCCTCCTGTTACGGTAACAGGAAAACGAGAAGAGGAAATTGCTCCTACTGTTACGGAGTTGCCTCCAGTGACAGTGACTGGAGAAAGAGAATCAACTGTTGAATTCCCTCAAGTTACTGTTACAGGTCAAAGAGATCCGGTATATGAGTTGGATCCGGTCACAATCACTGGTACTAGAGAACCAACGGTTGAATTTGATCCTGTAACTATTACTGGAAAACAAGAAGAAGAAGTTGCTCCAACAGTAACTGAATTACCGCAAGTAACAGTTACTGGGACTAGAGAACCAACTCACGAACTAGACCCAGTAACAATCACCGCTAAACGTGATGAGGAAATAGCTCCAACAGTTACAGATATACCTCCTGGCACTACTGAGTTGCCTCCTGTTACTGTGACTGCAAAGCGCGAGGAAGAAGTTGCTCCAACAATTACTGATATTGTTGCCAAGACTATGGAGCCTCCTCCTGCTCCGCCGCCGCCTCCCGCACCAGAAGTAAAAGCAGAAGAACCTAAAAAAGAAGAACCGCCTAAGAAAGAAACCAAAAAGTTATATCCAACTGTCACAAGCGTTCCTCCTCCTAAAAGACCGGGAAGACAACCTATAATCACGGGTGCAAGCCCTGCTAGATTACTGGCAGACGCTCTGGCTGCTTACCGCCCAGCGGGTGCTATAGAAGGTGAAGAGTCTGGGAAAGAAAGGCAAAATGTCTGGAATGAGAAATCACTGCGTCTCAAAGACGCTCTGGGGTTGTAAATG